AGAGGAACCATGAAATGAAATGCCCCGAGTGCGGTGCTTGGTCTAACGTGATCGAGACCCGCAAGACTTTGTTGTTCGGTTACGTAAGAAGGAGGGAGTGTGCCAACGAACACAAGTTCACGACGCAGGAAGTCGTCATCCCCGACGAGGTCCGCAGAAAAGCCCGCAGCGATTATGGAAAGGCTACGCACCAACGACTGGTGGCCCTTCACAAGGGTGGAGCCGAAGCTGCTGGAGAAACTACACAAACAAAAGACGCTTGATAGCGTAGGAGAAGCACCGCTATGACACAACTGAAAGACGGATTGAACGGCACCCGTGCCGACGATATGCAGGTAAGTGGAAATCACTACAAAGAGATGCCAGTGCAGCCCTGGGCTGTGATGGAAGCAGTGTTAACCCGAGAAGAGTTCGTTGGTTTTCTCAAAGGAAACGTGATTAAATACTCGATGCGAGCCGGACGCAAGGAAGGCAGCGACGACGCAGGCAAAGCCAAGCACTACCTGATGAAGCTCAACGAAATACAAGCGAAATAAAAATGGCACAAACACCGGAGGCAGCCGTGAAACGGCGCGTCAAGCAGCAGCTGGATGAAATGGGTATATACCACTTCTCTCCGTTCCAAGCCGGGATGGGGAGGGCTGGCATACCCGACATCATTGCGTGTTGCGCGGGGCGTTTCATTGCCTTCGAGTGCAAAGCGGGGAAGGGCAAGACAACTGCCCTACAGGAGAAAGAGATCAACGCAATACGCGCAGCTGGCGGTATGGCGTACGTGATCAACGAAGAAAACATGACCACCATAAAGGAGTTACTGCAATGGATGCGCTAGCAAAAAAGAAACTAAAAGCGGAGTGGGCCGACACGCTCACCCTGTTGGAAGACCTATCCGATGACAAGCGGATGCACTTTGCCCTGCTACTGAGTAAGCTCGCCAAGTGCTACGTGGAAGACGGCGGCCACAAGGCAGTTTTGCTTGTCGATAATAACGACCACCTGATGACGATCAGCGTGGGTGCTACCGAGATGGAGTGCATGGAGATACTGAACAAAGCACAAGAGGTGATGGGCATGGTCGTGACCGAGGACGCGCCTGCCAGGGAGATGTTCAATTGAGCGCACCGTACAAACGCATACTGACAATCGATTTTGAAACACGCTGGGACAAGACGGACTACACGCTGTCCAAGATGACAACTGAGGAGTACATTCGTGACAAGCGTTTCAAGGCATTCGGCGCGTGCATCCACGAGTTTGGATCTGATCGAGTCACTCAGTGGTATCGAGGAGATGAGCTTCCTAGAATCCTGGGGACATACGATTGGTCAACCACCGCAGTCCTTGCTCATAACGCACAGTTCGACGTATCCATTCTCTCTTGGGTCTACGGGGTACGGCCCGCGTTTATCTTCGACTCGCTATCAATGGCGCGAGCTCTACGCGGCGTGGAGGTTGGCAACTCGCTGATGAAGCTGGCTGAGGACTTCGGCCTACCACCCAAGGGCAAAGCGGTGCACAGCACAGATGGGTTGCAGGAGCTTGATGAGGCGGTTGAGCGGGAGCTGGCCGAGTACTGCAAGCATGACGTGTACCTGTGCGAGCAGGTGTTTGAGCGCCTGGTTGACGGCTACCCTGCGAAGGAGCTGCGCCTGATCGACATGACCTTGAAGATGTACACCAACCCTGTGCTGGAGCTGGACCGCAAGGTACTGATCACCGCACTACAAGAAGAAGGAGAAAGACGTGAGGGACTACTCAAGAAGCTGGGCGTGGACGAATCTGAGCTGGCGTCGAATGAAAAGTTTGCTGCCCTACTTCAAACGCTCGGGGTTACTCCTCCGACAAAGATCAGCAAGACCACAGGCAAGGAAGCCCTGGCACTTGCCAAGAATGATGCGCTGTTCCAGGCACTTCTCAATAGCGACCGTGAAGACATTGCCGACCTTTGTGAAGCTCGCCTTAAGGTTAAATCAACCGGAGAGCGAACCCGGGCCCAACGATTCCTTGACATTTCACAACGCGGGCGTCTTCCGGTACCACTTAGTTATTACGGGGCTAAGTCCGGTCGCTGGACTGCAAGTAAAGGGTCGGCGATCAACATGCAGAACCTGAAGCGTGGCGGGGCTATGCGCCAGGCTATCCTGGCCCCGGAGGGCTACGAGATGGTGGTGGGTGACTTGTCCCAGATCGAGCCCCGGGTGCTGGCGTGGCTGACCGACTACGAGGACCTGCTGGCTATGTTCCGTAGCGGGCAAGACGTGTACTCCCTGTTCGGAGCCAACATGTTCGGGCTCCCAGGCATGACCAAGGAGACGCACCCGATCGAGCGCCAGAGCGCGAAGTCAGCCCTGCTGGGGGCTGGGTATCAACTGGGGTGGGCGAGCTTCTCTGCGCAGCTTCTGACCGGGTTCCTGGGGGCTCCACCACTACGCTACACCAAGGCTGACGCCAAGCAGCTGGGGATTGATGCGGCCTACATCGAGAAGTTCATGTCCTGGGAGGACAACCTGACCCGCATGACGGCCATACCCCACAACTGCACCGAGAAGGAGCTGCTGATCCACTGCGTGACAGCCAAGAAGATCATCGACAACTACCGGGCGACGGCCCACCCGGTGACTACCTTCTGGGATATGTGCGAGCGGCTCATCAAGTCTGCGCTTGTGGAGGGGGAGGAGTTCGTGTATAAATGTGTCACCTTCAAAAAGGAGGAGATCGTATTGCCTTCGGGCATGTCGGTGCTGTACCCGAACCTGCGCAAAGACAAGGAAGGCAGCTGGGTTTACGGGGCGGAGGGCGAGAAGCCCACTCACCTGTACGGGGGTAAGATAACGAACAACATCGTGCAGGGAACTGCGCGTGTGGTGATGACCGATGGCATGCTACGGGTGAGCAAAAAGTACCCCGTGGTAGGCACAGTCCATGATGAATTGTGGGCCGTGGTGCCAGAGGGCGAGGCAGAGGAGGCAACCAAGTGGGTGTGGGAGCAGATGGTCAAAGAACCATCCTACATGCCGGGCATACCGCTGAACTCCGAGGTGGGGCACAGCAGACGCTACGGCGATATTAAGTAAAGGAGAAAGCATGAAGCAATTAACACTACCAAAGAAGATACAGATCGGTGACAAGTGGTACAGCGTTGACGTCGTTGAGTCGATGCGAGAACGAGCGATGATGGGCGAGGTGCACTACGGCAAGCGCACGATCACCCTGGCCCGCAGGTCATACCACGGCGTACCACTCAAGCTGTCGGCTCTACACGAGACGTTCTGGCACGAGCTAACCCACGCCATACTGGACAGTATGAACCGCACCGAGCTGAACAACGACGAGAGCTTTGTCGAGGAGTTCAGCAACCGGCTTGCCCGGGCTATTCAGTCAGCGCGTTTTTGATATGAAGCCAGTCACCTGGAGTCACAGCTCCCTGAAAGATTACGAGGGCTGCCCTCGCCGTTACCACGAAGTGAAGGTGCTCAAGAAATACCCGTTCAAGGACACCGACGCAACGATCTACGGCAAGGAGCTGCACGAGGCGGCTGAGCTGTACATCAAGGAGGACAAGCCGATGCCCCCGCAGTTTGAGTTCGTCAAAGACGTGCTCGATGCGCTCAAGGCAAAACCTGGGCGCAAACTGTGTGAGCACAAGATGGGCGTTCGTGCGGACCTCTCGCCATGTGGCTTCATGGACAAGGACGTGTGGTGCCGGGGTATTGCTGACCTGTTGATCATTGACGATGACAACTTGACGGCTCGCGTTGTCGACTATAAGACCGGCAACAACAAGTACCCTGATCGGGAGCAGCTACGCCTGATGGCGCTGATGGTGTTTGCGCACTTTCCGCACATCCGCAGGGTATCCGGTGCGTTGCTGTTCGTCGTGAAGAACGACATTGCCAAGGCCAACTTCATGGTGGGTGAGGCAGAGGAGTACTGGTGGGATTATCGGGAGCGCGTCGCCCGCATAGAACAGGCGCATGAGAGCGGGGTGTGGAACCCCAAGCCGACACCATTGTGCGGATGGTGCCCGGTCCTTAAGTGCGAGCACAACAGAAAGCGAGATTAACCATGACACAAACCAACGGAAAGAGGGACTACAAACATGCGTACAAGCTGCAAAAAGCAAGCGGAGAAACCAAGGATCAGATTGAGCGCCAGCGAGCACGTCGTGAATACGACAAGAAAGGCGTGGATCGGAGTGGCAAGCACATCGACCACGTCAAACCCCTACGTGCAGGAGGCAAGTCAACGCCGGGCAACACCCGACTGCGCAGCCCCAAAGCAAACATGAGCGACAAATAAATAACAGGAGAAAGTGATGGAAATTGTGGACGACAAAGCGCTCGTCTTTAAGACGCGCAATCCTGAGAAGTACAGCATCATTCCTAAACACAAGATCATCGACAAAGAAGGAGACACATACAAGGTAGCGGTTTACTGGGGGTTGGATGAGTCGAGGGTCCTGAAGAACCTCGGCGTCAAAGACATCCAGTCCCCTATTGTCCGACGCTACAAGTGGCCCGGGCGTTACAAACCTATGGCGCATCAGGTGGAGACGGCATCGTTCCTGACGATGCACAAGAAAGCGTTTTGCTTCAACGACCCCGGTACTGGCAAGACGCTGGCGGCTCTGTGGGCTGCTGACTATCTGATGGCGCTTGGCTTTGTTCGGCGTGTGTTGATACTGTGTCCGCTGTCGATCATGCAGTCTGCGTGGTTGAGTGACTTGAACAACAGCATCATTCACAGGTCCGCAATCGTGGCGCACCACCCCAAGGCATCACGCCGCATCGAGATGATCCAGCAGGACTACGAGTTCGTGATCTGCAACTACGATGGGTTGAACCTGATCGCTGACGAGATCAAGAACGATGGCCGGTTTGATCTGGTTATCGTCGATGAAGCTAACGCCTACAAGACGAGCACCACCAAGCGGTGGAAGACGTTGAAGTCAATTATCGGACCGCAGACCCACCTGTGGATGATGACGGGTACGCCTGCCTCGCAGTCACCCGCTGATGCGTTTGGTCTAGCCAAGCTCGTGAACCCGGACGGTGTGCCGATGTTCTTCACTGGCTGGCGTGATGCGGTGATGAACAAGATAACCATGTACAAGTGGGCACCACGACCTGATGCCAAGGACAAGGTGTTCAACGCACTGCAACCAGCGATCCGCTACTCCAAGGACCAATGCCTGGACCTGCCGCCTGTGATGACGCTCACTCGTGAGGTGCCGCTGACTCCGCAGCAGACCAAGTACTACAACCTCTTGAAAGAACAGATGCTGGTGCAAGCCGCAGGGGAGACCATCACAGCGGTCAATGCCGCTGCTAGCTTGTCCAAGCTCTTGCAGATCAGCTGTGGAGCCGCATACACCGACGCCAAGGAGGTGGTGGAGTTCGACTCAGCACCGCGCCTGGGTGTGCTGGAGGAGATACTTGAAGAGACGCAACGCAAGGTCATCATCTTCGCGTTGTTCCGCTCAACCATCGACACTATCCAGGCGCACCTGTCATCCAAGGGTATTGCAAACGAATGTATTCACGGCGGTGTGACAGCGAACAAACGCGCTGACATCATCCACCGATTCCAGACCGACGCCGAGCCCCGGGTCCTGGTGATGCAACCGCAAGCTACCGCCCACGGGATTACCCTAACTGCTGCCGACACGGTGGTGTTCTACGGCCCATTGATGAGCGTTGAGCAATACATCCAGGCTATCGCTCGTGCGGATCGCAAGGGACAGAGTAGCGATAAAGTTACAGTTATCCATATTCAGGGCTCGCCAGTTGAGAAGAAAATGTTCAAGGCCCTGAGCGCCAAGGTCAGCGACAACACGCTGTTGACCGAGATGTTTGCACTTGAAATAAATTCTTGAAAGGGGGTTGCACGCAATTTGAAATCAGGTAAACTGTCAAACGCTAGACAAACAACATAGGAGAAAGTAAGTGACTGAAGACATTGAAGAAGCACCGGCGGTGGAAGCAATCCCGCTCGACAAGCTGGTCGCTATCCACGCTAAGATCAAGGCCCGGCAGGAGCTGCTCGACAAGCAACTCGCTGATCTAGAAGAGCAGCGGGAAGAGATCCGCATGGCCATCAAGGACCAGATGAAAGCCCTTGGGCTGACATCGGTAAAGACCTCCTTCGGTACTGTGTCGTTGACCAAGACGACGCGCTACAACACCCAGGACTGGGACTCGTTCAAAGCATTCGTGCTTGAGCATCAAGTCGTTGACCTGTTGGAGAAGCGCATCGCCCAAACCAACATGGCGCAGTTTCTGGAGGAGAACCCCGGCGTTGTACCGCCGGGACTGAACTCGGTCACCGGGTTCGACATTCGTGTAACCAAAGCAAGAAAGTAAATCAACCATGAGCAACGTAACGCTTTTTTCGTCATCCAATGTTCCCGCTTTCGCTCGCAACAACGAGCTGTCTGATACCGCCAAGGCCCTGACGGGTGGCGGCTCTGGTGTCAGCACCAAGCGCATCTCCATCAAAGGCGGCGTGTTCCGTCTGGTAGCTGGCGGCAAGGAAGTCGCTTCTATCGACGACCGCCATCTGGACGTTGTCATCGTCCGTGCTGCCCCCAAGGTCAGCCGCATCTTCTACGCCGGGTCATATGATGCCGACAAGATTGTGCGCCCTGACTGCTGGAGCAACGACGGTGAGAAGCCCGACCCTTCGATCAAAGACCCGCAGCACCGCACGTGCATGGGTTGCCCTCAGAACGAGGCCGGATCGGGTATGGGTAACAGCCGTGCCTGCCGCTTCCAACAGCGTCTGGCCGTTGTGCTGGCCAACAACATGGACGGTGATGTGCTCCAGCTCACGCTGCCTGCAACGAGTGTGTTCGGGAAAGAGGACGGCGACAAGCGCCCCCTGCAAGCGTTTGCCAGATTCCTGGCCGCGCAGAACCCGCCGGTTAACCCCGAGCAGATCGTCACCCGCATGAAGTTCGACACCAAGGCCGAGAGCCCCAAGTTGTTCTTCGCACCTGTGCGTTGGTTGACTGACGACGAGTACCCCACGGTGGTCAGCCAGGGCGACTCGGAAGACGCCAAGAAAGCTATCGTCATGACGGTGGCCCAGGCTGATGGCGTCAAAGCTGCACCTGCCCTGGCTATCCCGGGTAAGTCGCCGGTGGCCAAGGCCCCGGTGGTCGAGGACGAGGAGGAAGCACCCGCCCCCAAGGCGGCGAAGGCCCCCAAGACCGCGCCCGCAGCCGATGCTGACGACGAGCCGGA